TCCCCGCCCCCTGGCGTGCGGGTGATTCGAGCCCCGAATTCGGACTGTTCAACGACCTTCCCAAGGGGGTTGTGTGTTGACAAACGGCCTGCAGGTCCAGGTCAGCCAGGAGGAGTTCGGCCGGCTGGTCGGCATCTCGCAGCAGAAGGTGTCGCAGCTGGTCAACGACGGCGTGCTTGAGCGCGGGGCAACGGCGCTTGAGTGGTTGCGGGTGTACTGCGACCGGCTGCGCGAGATGGCTGCGGGCCGAGGTTCAGAGGGGGGCGGGCTGGATCTTGTGCAGGAGCGGGCCGCGCTCGCCCGCGAGCAGCGAATCGGACAGGCGATCAAGAACGCCGTTGCACGCACCGAGTACGCGCCGGTCTCGGCGCTGGCCGAGGTGCTCGCCACTGCCTCACAAGCCGTGGCCGAGCGGTTCGATGCGCTGCCGGGGAAGCTCCGAACCGTGTGCCCGGACCTGCCGGATGCCGCACGCACGGCCATCGAGACCGCGATGGCGGAGGCGCGCAACGAGTGGGTGCGTGCGACCGAAAGCCTCACCGTGTCCAGGCTTGACGATGAGCACGACGAAGAGGACGAGCCGGGCGACGACGCTGAGCTGGAGGCGTTCACGTGACATCTGCGGCCCTGCCGTTGCCCGCGATTCGGCTGCCGAGCGTCACGCGCAGGGCAGTGGCTCGGGCCGTGCGCGCGGGGCTGGCGCCGCTGCAGGCCGTCAAGCCGCAGCGCCTGGGCGACTGGGCTGCGGAGCATTTCTACCTGTCCGCCGAGGGCAGCCAAACGCAAGGGCAGTGGAATGCGTGGCCGTTCCAGATCGCACTGCTCGATTGGATGGGCGACGACGGCATCGAAGAACTCGACCTGCAGAAGTCGAAGCGGGTCGGATATACCAAGATGCTGCTGGCCATGATGGCGTACAGCGCCGCCCATCGTCGGCGCAAGCTCGCGCTGTGGCAGCCAACCGACGACGACCGGGACTCGTTCGTCAAGTCCGAGGTCGAGCCGGCGCTGAGGGACGTGAAGGCAATGCGTGCCGTAACGCCCAAGAGCGCAGCCAAGGACACGATCAAGCTCAAAAGCTTTCTGGGCAGCGTGTGGCATCTGCTGGGCGGCAAGGCCGCGCGCGCGTACCGCCGCATCACCGTGGCCGTGGCGCTGCTGGATGAGATCGACGGCTTCGACCAGCTCGTCGAGAAGTCGGCCGACCCGTTCACGCTCGCCTGGGGGCGCTTGGAGGGCGCGCCGTTTCCCAAGCTGATCGCCGGCACCACGCCGCGCATCAAGGGCCTCAGCCACATCGAGCATCGTGGCCAGCAGGCCGAGGCCTACATGCGGTTCCACATTGCGTGCCCGCACTGCGGTGTCGAGCATCCGCTGATGTGGGGCGGCAAGAGCGTGGCCTATGGCTTCAAGTGGACGCCGGGCCGCCCGGAGACAGCGCATCACGTCTGCCCACACTGCCAAGCCCGTATCAACCAGGCCGAGTACTTGGCGGTGTGGCAGGACGGCGTTTGGGTCGACGAGCACCACCGCTATCGCTACGGCACCGATCGTGTGTGGCGCAATGCCGCTGGCGAGGCCTGCAAGCCGCCGCGGCACGTGGCCGCCCACATCTGGGCCATCTACAGCCCGCAGCGTACCTGGGAGAGCATCGCGCGCGAGCACGAGCAGGCAGATGCCAAACTCAAGGCTGGCGACCACGGCCCCATGCAGGGTTTCGTGAACGAGACGCGCGGCGAGACGTGGGAGATCCAGGGCGACAGCGCCGACGAGCACGTGCTGTCGAAGCGCGCCGAGGCCTACCCGCTCGGCCTGGTGCCCACTGGCTGCCTCATCCTCTTCGCAGGCCTCGACGTCCAGGATGACCGTGTCGAGTGCGTCGTGTGGGGCTTCGGCATTGGCGAGGAAATGTGGGTCATCGACTACCGGGTGTTCCAGATGAACCCCGCGGTTGAAGCCGAGTGGGCGCAGGTCGACGAGTACCTCGACACGCGATTCGTGCAGGCCTGGCACGGCGGATCGCTCACCATCGAAGCGGAGTCGATCGACACGCAGGGGCACCACACCCACGCCGTGTACTACTGGGTGCGCAAGCGTGTGGCACGCGGCAAGAAGACCTATGCCGTGCGTGGTGCCAACCGCGACGGCTTGCCGATCAAAGGGCCGTTCGCGTCACAGGACATCAAGTGGGACGGCAAGAAGATCCAGCACGGCGTGCGCCTGCACGAGGTGGGCACCGATACCGCGAAGGACCTCTTCTACGGCCGCCTGCAAGTGCCGCTGCCGCAGTCCGGTGTCTCGATGCCGGGCGCCGTGCACTTCAGCCGCGAGCTGCCTCAGAAGTTCTACAGCATGCTCACGGCCGAGACGCGGATCATGGTAAAGACACCCACGGGCGAGAAGCCACGATGGGTCCCGGTGAGGAAGCGCAACGAGACGCTGGACTGTACCGTCTACGCGCTGCATGCCGCATGTATGCATGGCATCCACCAATGGACCGAGAAAGCATGGCAGCGCCTGCTGGCGCGCGTGCAGCCTGCCCCGGACCTTTTCACGGCGGTCCCGTCCGCTCCTCAACAACTGCCAGAGCCTCGCGAGCCTGAGCTCGTGACCGCGGCCGAGGCGCCCCCCGTTCCTGCCCGCCAGTCCATGGCGGCACGTCAGCACTTCGGCCGCGACTGGTGACCGACATGAACAAGCCACATTGCCTGAGCGACAAGTTCGATGACGCCGACCTGGTGGACCGCATCTTTGCCTACATCCTTGAGCAGCTGCCCGAGCTGGCAGGCCGGGCTGATGAGGTCGAGGAGGCAGTGCGCGCCGAGTTTGGGGGCGTGCTCGCATACGTGCCAAAGCGCCGTGCGGCGAAGCGCGCTGAGTTGCAGACCAGGGTCCGGAGCATGTTCAACGGGCGTAATGCCTGCGAAATCGCGCGCGAGCTCAGGATCGGCCGCGCCACGGTATATCGGCTACTGAAGAAGGAAGGTGACGAATGAAGGAAGTGAGCATGAGCAACGATTCACACCATGGAGGCCCATGAAGCATCTGCTTCTTCTCGTCGTGCTACTCGTCGCCGGCTACGGCACGTGGCACATCATCAGCCCTCTTGAGCGCAGGCACGGGCTGCGCCTCATTACCCGGCACGGGTTGCGCCTGGGCGCCCTCGTGCTGCTCCTGCTGGCGCTCGTTGCGCTGGCATATCACCTCCCGTCCACCAACATCCTCTGAACGTCCAATGAAAACCATCCGCACCATCGTCCTCGTATCGCTCGCATGGCTCATCGCTGCTTGCAGCCAGATCGACACCGGCAATGTCGGCGTCGAGCGCACCCTCGGCAAGGTGAGCCCTGAAGCTCTGCCGCCGGGCGTCTACTTCACGATGTTCAAGACGGTGGACGAGTTCACGGCCAAGGAAGTCAGCTTCGCGCTGAACGACCTCACGCCCAAGAGTCGGGACAACCTGACCATGAAGGACGTGGACATCGACATCTACTACAAGATCACGCCCAGCACGATCCCCGGCCTGTTCACGAAGTACCAGGGAGACCTCGTGCAGCACAAGCAGGTCGTGCAGGACGGGACGAGCGATCTGGTAGTGGCGTACAGCCGCGTCTCTCGCGAGGCGCGCGAGGCTGTCTACAAGGCAATCGCCCAGCTCGACGCCACGACCATGCATACCAAGCGCAGCGAGCTTGCGGAAATGGTGCGCGCCGGCCTGCAGCGTGAACTGGACGCGAACGACAAGGGCGCATTCACCGTTACCGCCGTGAACGTCCGCAATCTACTCACCGATCCTGCCATCGAGGCGGCGATTCGCCAGCGCGCGGAAACGGACCAAGCCATCGAGAAGAAGCGCAAGGAAGTGGAGCTTGCCAAGGCCGAAGCAGAGCGCTTGATCGTCCAGGCCGAAGGCGAGGCCAAGGCCAATCGCATCGTCAGCGAGTCGCTCACACCGGCGCTGAAGGAGATCAAGCTGGCCGAACTGCAGCGGGATGCGGCCGTCGCCATCGCCTCAAAGCAGGGGAACACCGTCTTGCTCGGCGGCGCGTCTCCGCTCGTCAGCGTGGGCCGGTGATAGCTTGCCGAGGAAAAGGGGCGCCGTCCGGCCGGGACGAATCCCATCCAGTCCATCAGGACGATGCGCACGCCGCCTCTATTCCGTCTCACTTTTTGTGGAAATGAGACAGCCATGCCGGCACGCTGCCGGCCATGGCCATCACCCAAGCTGACCTCGACGCGCTGGACCGCGCGATTTCCAGCAGCGAACTGGAAGTCGAGCAGGAAGGCAAGCGCGTGCGCTACGCCTCCTTCGAC